CCACTGCTCATCTGGAGCACATCCTCTAGGGTAAACAGCCAAACTATCATCTCCTTCATTCCTACTACGCACTCTTGTCACTCTCCCATTCGATAAGTCGTATGCTGCGTAATTACACATTGAAAACATTGTGAAGGTGTTCTTTAAACTAGTATTCATCTCACCACTACACAAAATTGCATTGACCAGCACTGAACCAAAACCTCTCATCTCAAGGGAGCGATACGCATCGGTAATTGATCTGAAAAAGAGCTTCATCGTAGGTGCATCCGTGATTTGCGTCCAGAGTCGATTTAAAACAACCTGTCGAACTCCTGGAGTTCGAAAGAAAGCAAATTTGACCGCCCTATACAAGGGTCCAGTAACTGGCATTCCTCCGATCAGATACAATACAAAATCGTTCATCAGCTTATAACGCGGATCGTTATTAAGTCTTCTTGTGACTTTACCTTTTCCTACATTCACATAAAAATTAGCGTAGTGGTCTTCCATAGCAGTCGCATCAGATGATTGGGCTATAACACCTTCACCACCTAAACCATACCAAATATTCCGGGCACGGTCAACAACAGGAATGACTTTAATCATGGAATCACATTTCACTAACTTGTGCATGCAGGCATCAAAAATTGGTCCACAAGCCACCTTAACAACATCAAGAGAAGAATTGATCCAACGTATCGCCTTCTCCTCCTCATATTTTTCATCTTTACAGAACGATTTACAAATCATGGGGTCTTCAATATCATAACCCGGGCGAGGCACAAGACCATCCTCTTTCAAAAGATCCCAGGCTTCAAGAAGCTCTCTTTTTTTTTATCAGGGTGATTAATCTGGGCTACCCAAGCCTCAACCGTTAATATGTCTCCAGAGCTCACGGTTTCAAACTCAGGATAAAGATATTTCCTATTATACTCAATAATCTTGTTCATTACTCCTTTTGGACAAAGGTGCACTCTTGCTCCGAGCCTTTTAAATGCACCGGCCAGTATTGTGAGTTTACACTTATGATCAGGTCCTAAACATGAAGCATCGGTTAAATAAACTGGTAATGATGTAGCAACAACCGTGTCAAAATACATCGGTGGTGATCGAATCAATCTGAACTTAAAATCAGACCTTAATGGCAACTTAAAATTCTTAATCACCTGCTGCACATTCCAATCCTCCGCCCTGTAACCTTTCATGTAAACCCGGCTCGCTGGCACGGCTAAAAAGAATAAGGCTGCAGCGTATTAACATGCTGCAGCGCGCTTGCAACAAAAACAGAATCT